TTACGGTCTTCAAACGCTTCTTGCAGCTTGTTTTTACGTATCTTAGGATATGCACTGAACACATTGTCAGTCGGATCACCGCGCATACACTTTTCAAACAGTAGCCATTCGGGATTGACTACTTCTTTTGGCTTGTTTGTTTTGTTATCAATGATAGTTTTACCTTTATCATTGAAATAGCCTTCGCTTGTAATCAGCGTATTAGTTACACCGTTATACTGCTTTACATTTGTAGCGATCAATTGAACAAAATCGCTGTCAGTTGAAACGATAACATGATCGTCATCGGGGTGACTTTGAATCCAACCTGCGATCAGATCGTCTGCTTCTAGCTGTGGGTTTTGTAAGACTGTACAATTAGTCTTTTCTCTGACGAAATCCTTAAGTACGTCAAATGTTTCCCAAAAGAGCTTATCTTCTTCTGCTTCTTTTTCAGTTAAAGCAGCACGTGCTTCGGATCTGTTACGTTTATATGGCGGGTAGTAGTCTTTACGCCAACTGCGACCTTCTAGACAAAAGATAACATGTGTGCCATTAAAGTCTTGCCAGGATTTCTTAATGCTAGCTAGGGTGATATGTAATGCCATCCCTAGCTTAGTTTCTGCATCACCTCGCACAACGTGACGAGCGCGGAAGAACGTGTTAGCGGTATCTACGAGAATGTATGTGTTTTTCATACTATTAACATAATACAGTTTGAGGTGATTGTCAAGTGCTTAAACGATCCTAACTTCTTGCTTAGAACGGGTTTCGTCAATAACGTTTTGGCAGATAGCATTAAACCATTTATCAACGATTTCTTCGTCTGTTGCTCCATTGTATCCTGCTCTCTTAAGATCTAAGATAAAATACTCATTCCAATCTAGTTCAAAGAATCCATTAGCTGGATTATTAGGATCAAACTGAGTATCGATGACTTTGATATATGCTTCTTTTTTAGCAGTTGCAATTTCTTTGTCAGTAAGTTTTTTTTCTTCGACTTTTTCAATTACAGTTTCGGGTTTTTTAAATAGATTTTTAATCGCGTCAAACATTATTTGCCTTTCTTAATCTGTTCTAGAACATATTCAAGAGTATGTACTACCTGATCGGCTTCTGCATCTAAACGCATACCACTGATTACTTTATAGTGTTCTAATTCTAATTCTATTAACTTAATACAGCGTTGACGTTCTGCATTGTTTTCTTTTTGCTCTCCAACGTGCATTAATCTAGTTATAGTTTTAAGCAAGTTGCGCCCAAAGTAAATGATAAATCCCATCAACCCAATATTGATAATCAATAACCACATGTCCATAACTGTTACGAATTTCATATTAAGTTCCCCACGCATTTTTCCATAATTGTACCTGTAATCTCGGAGTGTATCTCCAGCCGTTCTTCATAGCTAGATCAGCTACCCATTTCTCATTATTATCGTAATGCATCGTAGTACCACCCGCCGGCATTAGATATACTGGAACTTCGTCTATATCTAATATTCGGCTGTAAGTATCAACAGCACGTACCACATCGTCGTAATCATCTTGATTGCTTACTACCCATTTAAAATAGACTAGATCACCAACATCCATATATCCTGCTATAACATCTGGTAGTATAGCTTCTTCCCACTTTTCACCACTGCTTGGTAATTTGCTACTTACACTGAATGTAACATTAAAATTATTACGAAGATACACTTTCAGATCTTCTTGTAGCTGTTGTGTACCATTTGTTTCAAAAGTAATATGTGTTAGATTCATATTCCTCTTGCGTATTTCTTCAAAAAGTTCGATATAACTGCGTTGCCATCCTAATAGGGGTTCACCGCCTGTTAAAATCAAATGTTTATCATTTCCAAACTTACCATTAGGTAATAGTTCTTGTATACGATCAACGATCGCGCTTACAGTGAGCATAGGAGATAGGTGTTTAAATCTTACATCCCAGCTAGCATAGCTGTCACAACCAGTATGAACCAAAGGTAAATCATCATAGCTAGTATAATCTTTAGGGTTGATCTTTTCACGTTCGCTACTAATTTCACCCCTAGGCATAGAAAACCCAGCACAAGTAAAGTTACACCCAAATACCCTAAGAAAAACTGATGGTGTTCCAATGTATTGTCCTTCGCCCTGTAAACTATAGAATAATTCTGCTATTTTAATCTTGCTCATGATAATCCTCTAATAATAATATAATACATTTTGCCTAACATTGTCAAGCCTCCCAAGGAAATACGATCCAGCTAGAATCTTCTGTCTTGTTAATATCGATAGCGCACCAATCGATCTGCTCGTTGCTGGCGAGATTGTTAACGATAACTGCTATTTTGATACGCTTATGCCAGTGATATGCGATATCGCCTTTGAATACACTCTTTTCCCAGTTATCTCGGATCCAGTCTAGTGTTTCGCCGGTGTCGTTAATATCATCTACGATCAGTACATTTTTTGCTTGAGTTACATCTTCGGGCATCCAGCAGTTAGTTTCGTTATCACAACTATCATCACGGAGTGATACTTTTAGTGTATGCATAGGAACATCGAGAAGATGACTTAATATAACACCCGGAACCAATCCGCCACGTGTAAGTCCTACGATATAATCAGGACGCCAGTCTGTCTTGAGAATATCTAATGCGATGCGCTGGCACCATCGATCAATCTGTGCCCAGTCGTAGTATATTTTTTTAGTCATCTTTTCTGTCCTCTTGGATTAGTGCTTCGATCATCTTATAGTTGTCGTATGCTTTTTTTAATGCGGCGTATTTTTCGTGTTTTTCAAAATCAGGTATTAGTATCAGTAGACGTTCCTTCATGATCTTCATCATCTCGGCAAGTTCGTCAAGATCAACCTTGTTGCCTTTACTTGTGCTAAGAACGGTGGTGCTCTGCGGTGTTATCGTTGTCCATCCAGATCCGGCTCCGGTGCCAGTACTGGTAAAATAACTACCAGTGTGCCCAATAGCACCACTACCGCCTACACCGCCTGCACCGACAGTGTATACGGTATTACCAGTAGAGCCTGTTCCGGATAATGTTATTGATGGAATAGTTAAACTTGACATCGTACCTACAGATCCTGTATATCCTGCCGAGTCGATAGAACTGCTACCTGTTATTGTGACAGTTGAATCATCTTGTGTACTCATTTATCACAGCATCCTTTTTGATAAATATATATTCAAATATTAGCACAGTATAATAGGATAAGTCAATGTTTTTAGATAACAAATATACTAAAATTTATTACAGAATAATTAACCGTTCTATAGAGAGAAATCATCTTAAAGAACGATGTGACGGTTATCAAACACACCATATCGTTCCTCGATGTTTCGGAGGCACAAATTCCTCAGATAATCTTGCTGTACTTACCTATAAAGAACATAGAATTTGTCATCGTTTATTAATAGAAATGACAGATGGAAAAAATAAACATAAAATGATGTATGCCTACAAATTGTTTAATAAGAACTATGATATAACAAATGTTCCAATTTTTCGAGAGTATCATCCTAATTCGTATATTGAGATGGTAAGAACTCGAAAAAGAAATGGATCATATAAGACCGGAAAAGACAATATTTTTTCTACTCCGGAAATTATTGAACAAGTTCGGCAGCGTATGCTTAACAATAATCCTATGAAAGCACCTGAACAACGAGAACGCATGATTCAAAATAATAATAATCCCAATGTTCGTCCTATAGTAGTCGAAGGAATAACTTTTCCTACTATAGGATCTGCAGCAAGACACTTTAATACTACTCCATATCTTTTAAAGAAACGATATAATTACCGTTTATTAGATTCCTGAAGTCCTAGGGTATCAAAGAATTCTTTCTTTGTACCGGAATCTCGATAAAACGCACCTTTGAGAACTGTAGTAGTCGTTGAACTATCATGAGCCATAATTCCTCTGTTCTCACAGCATCCGTGTGTCATTCTAAGATAAATCCCAACATCGTTACTGCCAGTTGCCCCCATGATCTCTTTTGCGATATCATTACACAGTTCTTCTTGTAAAGTACCGCGTCGAGCGCACCACTGAGCGATGCGAGTATACTTACTGAGACCGATAAGTCTGTCTGCGGCAATGATACCAATATATGCTACACCACTAACAGGCTGGTGATGATGACTGCAAACGCTACGCAGTTCACTACGAACAACCAACATGCCCTCATAACGATCTTCCATTTCATTTGGAAAACTTGTTGCATCTGGTGCTGGATAGTAGCGACCTCGCATCAGTTCATTTACATACATCTTAGCAAGACGTTTACCTGTATCATGACTGTTGGGATCGTTCTCACGATCGATCACAAGACTATCCAGCACCGCATCAAACTTTTTATGTAATTCGTCAATCAACTCATCACGTTCGTTTGATTCAATAAATTTGCTGATATTATCGCCAGCCCAATAACGTGCGCCAGCGTCTTCGATACGCTGGCGGATTTTTTTAGAAACACTCATTTAAATATTCTCCGATGTTAAAGCAGTGGATTGCTAATGTTTTATTATATGGTATTTAGGTCGTAGAGTCAAGGATTACTTTATATAAAGCACTGCCATTGAAGAATTTATCACCTACAGTTAATGCTTTGCGTAGTGCGTATTCTTTTAGAATCTCACCTTTCATATTAACAGTGATAACTTCTATCATGCGTTCTTTATTTGCCAGATAAGATTCCCAAGTTAATGTACCTTCGCTTGGATACTTACTGCCACCTTCCCACATCTCTGTATAACTTAATCGATCTGGCACTAGCGGATATGTACCAACTAGAGCACCTTCGTACATACTAATGCCTAAGGTCTCTTGTAGATTAGCACTAAACACGATCTTGCTTTCTGCGAGATGTTGATGATATTCATCTTTAGTTAGTGTGTGTTCCTGTGCTATAAACCATTCATACTGTGGCATGGCTTTTGCGAGATCTTTAAATATTTCAACTTGCTTTTCTGGAGCCAAACGATGTGGAAATATAATCTTATCTTTCTTGGGCGTATTTTTCCAAGGGCTTAGAATATCTTTGAGGTATTCCATAGGCCAACCTACGATATGTATCTCAGGATTGCCGGGATATGTTGAAGTATTCCATTCGTCAAACTCGTCCTCGCCAAAAAGTACTTCTACATCAAACAGTTCTTTCAAGAACATGTTAGCATGGAAGCGTGTGGCGAAGAAGTTATCATCGTAGCAATAGAACATACTAGATTCAGCATTGCGTACCCAAGGCTTATCGCCGATCAGTCGACCGAGAAAATCCTGTGGATCATATGAACCAGCATGCCACATGCCGCCGATGCGTATTTTTACACCAAGCAGTTCTGCCATATATTTTAATTGGATAACAGTAGGGTTCCAAGCATCAGTATACAAGAAGTAATCGTCATCCTTTACTATACCGTTAGCAAACAGACTCGAAATATGCTGTAATTGTTGGCTTTTATAACTGTTAGTACCCGCGAAGTTAAGAAATGCACCCGGTGTAGTTGCCTGTGGAACATCACCGCCACTTAATACGGTTACCTGTAATCCAGCAGCAGCCATCTGTTCTGGGAGGAACTTTTTCCACTGTGCTGTATAGCGTGTTTCAACTGCTTCGAGATCAACTATGTATACTGTCATCTTCTTTTTTCCTGATGGCAAATGATCCATCTTTTAAATCTTCAAATATTAGTGTATCGCCGATTGCCCAGCTCATCTTAGCAATTAGATCATCAGGAAAGGGGAGTGCGAGCTCCCCCGTCTCTGGATCTTCTTCGACTGTAACAGTCCAAGAATTTTTTACTGTGTTCGCTGTTGGGCTAACCATGCTCTGCGATCTTCTTTCCAGTTGTTAACGATTCGCTGGCCGCTGCGATAGCGTTGGTATTGACCATATGGTGATGTAGCGTTATAGAGATGTGCTTCGTTAAACACATGTCCAAACTCTCTACAGAAGTTTCTGTAGGCATCTAGGTCGTCAAAAACTTTCTGTATTTCTGCTCGCTTATAGGTCATTTTTACTCCTTAAAATTTAATAAATGCACCATTTTCGCCATCTTCACTAACCTCAATCCATACTTCTCTATCCGGATATTGTTTAGTAATTTCTTCATATAAATCTTCCGACATCATTTCGCAGGATTTATAATCTAACTGTAATACTTCGTTAGCATAGAGACGTTCTAACCAACGCTTAAATTGTATAAATTCAATATCGCGGTCGTTGTGTGTTACCTCTATCCAAACCTTAAAGTGGAATATATGTCGATGAGGATATGCTAGAAAACTAACATCATCCCAATCACCAGTTGCTAGAGTAGGATCTGTTTCTGCTGCTGGATAACGATGAATACCTTCGCGACTAAACGAGACCCAGATCATTTTCTGGGGACGGATATCATG